CATAGCATCTGCACCTCTCTTTATTAACTATTCATCTTAAAATGCTTCAATGCCTCCACAATTGCACTCTCTTTATCTTCTGGACACTGCGGTTGCCTGCTATCTTCATTTTTAGGTAAATTAGGACTTGGAACAAGTTCCAAGTTTGTCGCGGCAATCGTCGAATTGCCCTGCAAGCAGTCCATTCTCCTCGTTGCAACGCGCAAATTCTTTCCAACCTCAATTCCGCATTTTCTCTTTACCTGTGAGATACATCCGGCTTTTGTTTCAGTTGGGACAAAAGAACAACCGTCTCGACAGTTGTTTCAGTTTCCAAGGGAAGTTCTTTCACTTCCTCGCCATCAACAGGCACAGGGAAGTTGAACACAATCTTTCTTATCCAGCTTCCGTCTTTCCTTTTCTCCGGGAACATCTCAATTCGCTCGATAAAGGCTTTCATAAACTCTTTCTGTTCCGCTTCTGTTGCGGAATGGTAGACTTCATCAAATGCCAGTAAGAGCCGATAGATATTGTTACCGGAGATTTTCTCCTGCTGAATGCTGCGGATTTGACCTTGCAATTCGCCAATCTGAACTTCGATATCCTCTATTGTATCATACTGCTCATCATAGCGGCGCTGCAAGTCCAAAATCTTTCTGTCATAGTGGGCATCGTTGATGTCCAAGGTGTCCATCTGACGCTCCAAGCGGCTTTTCGTTCCAAAGGCTTGCTTCAACTGTCCTTGCAGGACGGCGATCTGCTTTTCCATATCCTCTGTATCAACAGCCGAGCCGATTTTCGCCTGAATCGCTTCTACAAACCGGGGATTGTTGACCATAGCGGATATAATCTTAGCCACAAACTTGTTGATCTCCGTCTGCTCGATATTCAGTCGGAAGCTGCACTCATGTCCGGTAGGTGTTACCGTGTTTTTGCAGTAGTAATAATACCTCGTTTTCTTGTCCTTGCTGTGAGCCCTGGCGATATTGCCGTACATACTCTTTCCGCAGCATGGGCATTTCAGAATGCCGGACAGGATGTGTGCATGATCTGGATTGTTGACCTTTTCCCGCTTAAAGGAATTGATCTTACGCTTTTCCTGTGCCAGATACCAATCTTCTTCCGAAATGATGGCTTCGTGCTGTCCCTCATAAATCGGGAACTCCGACTGCTCAACTACGTGCATCTCATTTCTTGTGCCTTGCTTCTTTTCCGTCCTGCGTCTGCCATAGGCGATCTTTCCCATGTAAACGGGATTGTCCAATACATCCTGCACGAAGTTCCTTGAAAATCCGGGAATGGTATTGTTCTGCCGCAGTTTCTTGATAAAGCCGTTGCGGTTCAGATATTTAGCAACCCCGGCAACGCCCTCGTTGGTGTGAATGTAGCGGTCATAAATGACACGGATTACTTCCACTTCATCCTCCGCAATGACCAAATCTCCGTTTTCCAGTTTGTAGCCATAAGGAGCGAAACCACCGTTCCACTTGCCCTCACGAGCCTTTTGCTCACGTCCTGCCATTGTCTGGGTGCGGATATTCTCTCGCTCTATTTCTGCCACCGCAGACAGCACGGAAATCATCAGCTTTCCGGCATCCTTTGAACTGTCGATGCCATCCTCCACGCAGATCAGATTGACACCGAAATCCTGCATGAGCTGCAAAGAGTTCAGAACATCCGCCGCATTTCTGCCGAATCGGGACAGCTTAAAGACCAGCACATAGGAAACGCCGTCCTTGCAGTCCTGGATGTCATTCAGCATCCGTTGGAAGTCCTGCCGCCCTTGGATATTCTTTCCGGAAAATCCCTCGTCAGAATACTCCCCGGCAATAACCATATCTTCGTATGCCGCATACTTCCTCAGCTTGTCACGCTGGGCATCCAAGCTGTACCCGTCAACCTGCATAGAGGTGGACACTCTTGTATAAATATAGCATTTAAGTTGTTTCTTTTTCAGAATCTCCACCTCCCTCATTCATTTCCTTTACCATAAGTCCCTCGTTGCGGATATAATACTCCAAAAGCCACAGCACATAATCCGGTGCATGGCGGTTGTCCAATTCCCACTCGGTCATAGTCCGGTAAGGGATATGGACGAGCTTGCAAAAATCTTTCCGGTTCAGTCCTGTGCTTTCCCGCAACTTGATAATTCTGTTCTTACAATCCATCTGTCTTTTCTCCATAAAAAGCAAAAATACACGTTGCGTAATCATTATAGCATAGCCGCAGTGAATACGCAACGTGTAAATTGTAAATTTTTACGCAGCCTTATTCGTCAAAGGCTGTGCTTGATTACTTTCCTTGGAATGCTCCACTTTCTGAGGGGCATCCTGTTCCAATTTATCCAAAACCTGATGTCCATATTTCTGGAGCATCTGGCTCATAACATCCACACAGCGGACAAATGCCGCATTATATTTTGCATCCTCATAATATTTCTTCAATAGGCAGTTACCTCCATCAAATTTCCATGTCCTGTCCACGCTTACGGGCAGGTGCTTTGTGTTCCTGTGTTTCCTTTCCTCTGGCGAGGATGGAATTGATAAAAGCCCGAACCTTTTCGGATGCAATTTCCAGTGCATCCAGGAAAGGCTGGGCTTTTTGCTTCAACTCTTGATATTTTTTATTCGCTTCTTCACATCGCTGCTTCCAAATGGATGCAGACTTTTGAGCAGATTCCAGTTTCCCTTTCAATCGCTCATTCTCTGCATGAAAGAGAATGCCGTTGGTGGCATAGCGTTTCAACGTGTCGCATTCATCCGGTGTCAGCGTGATATTGTTTCCGAACGTGGCTTTCTTGCCCATCGCTTCAATATCCTGCACCGTAAGTGCAATGGCCTTTGCTGCCTTGGTTTCCTTTTGCAGAGCTTCCAGTTTCTTTTTCTGCTTTTCCGTAGCAGCTTTAGCATCCTCCAAACTCTGTTCTGCCTGTGCCACCTGTCCTGTCACAGCTTCCAAACGCTGCTGTTCCGCCTGCACCTTAAACTGTGTCACCGTCAGATGTTCCTCGGTGCTGCCACGCTCTCCACGCTCCACATCGGTATATCCGGCAGCACGCATGAAATTAAAAAAGTCATCCTGCAACACGCTGTAGGATGACCTTAAAATCTTTTTTCCTTTTTCATTGAGCTTGGGATTTCCGTCCTCGTCAAGCACCGGTTTGGAGTCCCATTTCTTACTTCGGCTGACTTGTGTGATCGTTTCCTTTACCGTTCCCCGGAGAGCTTCATCCTTACATCGCTTCGACCAAAGGATCTGCTTTTCCACTACCGGAATATAAACCACATGGAGGTGATAGTGGTACACATCCTCGCCAAGAGCTTCGGACATTGCCCGGTTGTGCTCATCGGCGTGCATCACAGCAGAGAGGATATACTGCTCACCGCCTACGATCTCCACGGCGGCTTTATAGGCATCAGCATAAAACTGTTTTGCAAATTCATAGCCGCCGTGGTTGTAGAAATAAGCGGAGTTCACATCAAAAACCAACTCGCCGTATTTGATGGCATCCGGTTTCAGACCTCTGGTGGAGATCACGCCATCCTGTTCCATTTGCTCAAACATTTTCACATAATCATCGGTGGGAGTCTTGAAGTGAACATTCAGCGGAGTGCGTTCCGGCACAATGTCTTGATTGCTGTAACTGTCCTTTTCTCGCTCATTGTGTTCCTGTATTTTTGCCACATCGTCCGGTGTCGGTAAGTCCTGATTCCGGGCTACGGTGCGGTCTATTCCATCATTTCTTGCCATAGATTTTTTGTCCTTTCCTTAAAATTTGCAGACAGCGGGGAGCTGCGGAGAGGCACTTTTTCAAAGTGTAATAACCCACTATAACACTTTCATCCATACTGGCTGCAAAGTGCCGTGGGCTCTCCGAGGGCTCTCCTGAGGGGGAGTGCGGTTGCTGCGGCAACCTCTGCTGACCAATGCGAAAATGTCTGCAACTTTTCCCATGGTCAGCCCGTCTGCATGAAGCTGTTCCGGTGAACTTCTCTTTGCAGACGGCGGCAGCGAAAAGCGTATCTTTCACTGCCATCCATAGACAGCACTGCGGTGTGCCTATGGGGACGGGAACTACGAGGGGATGTTGCCGGGGCATCACTTCTCCCGTCTTTGCTGCCATACGATGTCGTATCCCAGCACATCGGCAAGCTCCAATACTTCCTTGTATCGGATGCTTTCCCGCTGTAATTTTGCGGACAGGTTGGAAACGCTGTCGCTCCAACCGTACTCGTCCGAGAGCAGGTCAACTACTTCCTGCATAGTCATTCCGGCACGGATGATCTGTGCCTTGATTTCGTTGCGTACATTCATATTGTAAATTCCTCCATATTTTTGATTTACAATTCGGTGCAAAGGCTACTCCCCAAAGCGGAGCAGATGCACCGAACAGTGAAAAATCTGCTTTCTCCAAAATCGCTTTCATTTTGTGAGTGCGATACTCTGTCCATACAGGCATATATCCCACTTTGCTGTTCCGTGGGATTTTGTCTGAAACAGTGAAAACACCCATTGTTTCGTAAACTGGGTGCATGGTTTGGAGAAGCACGATTTGGTGAAATGGTTTCGTCCTGCGGTCAAGAACTTTGCTGTTTCCATTACCATTGATTTTCAATGCCCGAAAACAGGTCAGTTCTGACAGCTGATTATTCCTATAAAAAAGGAAAACAGGTAAAACGCTGTGTACATACATACAGAAAACGAAAGACAGGAATCAGTCCTGCCATTCCTCCGGTACGTACGTACATGGCGAAACGTCGTAAAACCCGTCTATATTAGGTCGTGCCACAGCTTCCACACCCATAAATCCCCATACCCGCCGTCCGGCTGAGTTGGTGATGTTGTTGCAATGCTCCAAATTAAATTTCTTTGCATTGGCAACCATGGCATCGCTGAAGCTGCGGGATTTCAGAGGGGCAAGGGAGTTTTCCTCACACCACAGGCGATAGATAGCGTAAAAGTCCTTGGAACTGATGGACGCATCCGCCTTGCGCCGGATATATCCCTCGGAATCCATGAAGTCAAAAATGTTGTTATTGTCACGCTTGACCGCTTCCCGGTTTTCACGGATGCGGTCGCTCTCCGTAAACTTAAAGTTGTTGGCAACAAGCCGCTGCAAGCCTTCAAATGCCCAGAGGAAAATCCCCTCGGCTTCGGCTTTCATCTTCTCTGCAAGATCGGGATCGTCGGCTCTGTCCACGGGCTTTTCCTTGGTAGTCAGCACAAGCTGTCTACGGTAAAAACCATCGCTACGGTCATACAGGGCTTGCAGATCGCCATTGCTGAATGCCATCAACCGGGCGAACATCCAGCCCTGATAGCTCTGTTTACCTTTGCGTTCCAAATCCATCTTGCCCTGTGCGGTTACAATGGATTTTACATAGTTGGTCTGGCGCAGAGCTTCCATCCGCATATCATCATCCACGCACAGCAGGATGTGTTCCAGATCGGCACGGGCGAAGCGGTTTTCGGAAATTTTACCGATACTGCCGTCTTTCATATTCGTGCCGAATATGGTGGACAGCACTGCACCGATTTGAGATTTGCCCTCGCCGCCGTTGCCCTTAATCACCATCATGCGCTGCCCCTTGTTGGAGGGAATCAGGCAGTAGCCGATAAACTCCTGCAAGGTGGGAATATCTTCTTCATAGAGCAAACCGTCCAAAAAGTTCAGCCACAGAGCAGGTGCAGCAGCGTTTGGATTGTAGGAAACAGGCAAGCGGCTCTGTACGATTTCCTTTTTCCCCTCGATAAATCTTCCATCCAGCATGAGCGTTCCGTTGGCAACATGGATGCGATCAGGCTGGGGAGGAAGATCCTCAACCATGGCTTCCAGTTTCAGCAATTCCATGATGTTTTTGATCTTCTGCGGTACGCTGCTGATGGTGTAGCTTTTCAGCTTTTCGTAGACCTCGCCCCGCAGGACAATATCATCCGTTACCCGTCCATTGGGCGTAAAGAAAGCCCTGTTTGCAAAGATGATTCTGCTCTCTTGCAGAAATTCTTCACAAAACAGAGCTTCATTGATATTCTGCCCATCAAACCAGACAGGCAAATTCATATCAGGCGTTTTCCGGTTCTTCGCCATGGTGTGCCACCTCCTTTTTCTTTCGTGCAGTGTACTCTTTCAGAAAGTCGATATACCCGTCCTTCATCAGTTTGTCCACAACAGCTACACGCTGTTCCAATTCGCCCACGGTCAGCACATCTGCCATATATTCGATATGGCAGTGCATCTGGCAGGCTTCCACAAAACGGTCATCATAAGGCTCGTCCGGTGTCTTTGGTGCATAGCGCACTTTCCAATCCTCCAACAGATGCAGATAATCCGTCAGCACCCGGAAACACAGCATTTCATCCTCCCGGAACTGACGGATATAGGGACGCTTTGGCTTGACCATAGCTGCGGCAGTGGGCGGTTTCGGGTCAAGCCCAAAGTCCGCAGCCAGCTTTTGCACTGCTTCATGGTTACTCAGATTGAACAGCTTTGCCACAAGGTCGATCACGTCTCCCTTGGCTCCGCAACCGAAGCAGAAGAAATAATCTTCATTCAGCTTCAAGCTCGGATGCCGGTCATTGTGGAATGGGCAGCAAGTCATACCGCTGCGGTTGACTTTCAGCCCATAGTGCTCGGCAGCTTGCTTCACGCTGATCGCCGCCTTGATGTTTTCATAGATTGTCATAGAAAAACCTCCGTTCATAATAGTCTGGAAAGCACGAAGCACCCGCCGTGATTGGCAGGTGCTTCGCCCTTTCTACTATGGTTATGACGGATTTGAAAAAAAGCAGGCTAAAAGCAGGACAACCTCATTTCAAAAAACAGGACAACTTATCTGATGATGTAGATTTCTTCACATTTGCATGGTATAATTAGAAAAGTGAAAAAACAGGACAGGAGGGCAAGCATGAATCAAGAACTGATGACATTGGATTTTTGGCAGGATACGGTCATATATGAGGGCAAAATATTTCCTATCGGTACTCTTGCCTGTGATGCGCTGAATGTTCCTGCGGATACCCTCGCAAGAATGAACGAGCAATGCGAGAAAATCAATCTACTGCTTGGAATGTTAAACGCCGGACAGGATGCTTCCGCACTCTTTCCTATGGCAAAGGAAGCTGTGCTGACAATGGTGGATATTCTCAGCGAAACGCCGCCGTTCTCCAATATGAATATTCCAAAACATAGAGAACGGATTGAAAAAGTCTTTACTGCGGACAATGCGCTGAAATATATGGAGTTTGCCATAAAAGCCGCAACTAATTCCTTGCAGTTTGAAGGAATCCCGAACTATGCCGATGCAATGATGCTCCAACGATATACTGCTGTATTCGGGCATCTGGCATACTCCCTTGGGGAATACCAAACCGCAATGCTTGATTTTGCGGAAAAATCAGACGGAAATGAAGCAGACCGTACCGCAGAGGGCTTCGCCAGAATGTTCGGCAGCTATTTCCCGCCGGAGTTCTCTATCACGGAGGGCAATGCCTGGATGTCTACCCTGAACAATTCCGTTCAGTATGTATCGGTCATCCGTCCCGGCGAAAAAGTTGCAAAGCTCGTCAAGCGAATCCATTATGTATCCTTTGTGGGGATGTTCCGGTCTGATCTCTTTGAGGGCTTGTGTGTCGGTCATGCACCGAAGAAATGTAAAATTTGCGGCAAATGGTTTCTGACAACCAACGCAAGGCACACCAAATACTGCGGCGGCTATGCGCCGGGGGACAAGCTACACCGCACCTGCCGACAGATCGGCAATCTGAAAGGCAGAGAACAACGGGAGCTTGCAGACGATCATCCTGTTATCCAGATATACGAAAAGCGGCTGAATACCATAAACCGCTATATCAAGCGTGGCAAACTGGATGAGGATTTAGCAGAGGTTATGAAGAAACTGGCGAAAGATAAGATGCTCCGGGCAAAAAGTAATGTCGCTTATGCCAAGGGAACTTATGAGAAAGAAATGGAACAGGTTGCTTTGAAGAAAGAAGCCCAAAAGTGCATTTGAATTTGTTAGGAGGAACAGTCAATGAAAATAGGATTTTTGTTTTTCTTGGTTTTCTGTATAATTGCAATTTTTGCGAGTAAGAAAAAGAAATAAATTTGAAATTGGACGTTGAAAGGAGGTGCGCTATGCTAAGTGATTTTACATGGAATATGACCGGATACATACCAAAATACGCTGTCAATCCGCACGGTGATGGTATCATTCCCTATATGGCAGAGCGCATCTTCCAACTGGAACCGGAGCCGCCAGCGGTGGGCAGTCTGAATGAATATATCCTGTCTGCCTTGCGGGAAAAGAATTTGATATATTTCTCGTTCTTCCTCCACCATTATGAGCCACAGCTCAATAAGCGCATCAAAGGCTTTTGGGGTGTGGATGGCGGCGATCTGTACGATACAGACCGTTTTATAGATATAAAGCTCTCCTGCAGGGAACAAATGCTCCAAAAGCTGATGGACTATGATCCTGCCAAGGGTGCGGAGTATGCTACATACATTTTCCCGTTCATCCGGGATGCTATGCTCCGCTTCCGCATGGGCGAAGAAAAATGGTCGGTATCCTCTCTGACCAATTATAAAATGGTGCGGTCAATGGCTTGGCTGTACCATAACACCAAGGATGCGGTCAGCGAGTTTTCCAAAAAGTATAACTGTGACTTTGCCCTTGCGGAAGAATATCTGAGAGTTGTTCGAGGTATCCGCAATCAGCAACCATTCTATGTGACAGATGAGGACGGCGAGGAAACGGGCGAAGATGTTGCTCTTGATGATACTTGGAACTACTCCGACATCCTCTGGAACGGCATACAGGCAGAAAAGGTGCAGCGAGCTTTTGATAAGCTGAACTACCGGGAACAGACCTTGCTTGAAAAGCGGCTGGCAATCTGCATGACCTGCGGGCATGTCGGCTCATGGAAAGGCCGTCCCACCTTTGAGGAACTGGCTGTAATGTTTGAGGGCAGCACTGCCAGCGGTGCGGAGCGAGCCTACCGCAGAGCAGTGGACAAACTGACAGAATTGTTGGTTGCCGAGGGCGCAATCCATGCTGTCCGCTTGAAACAGAAATCCAAGACCAAACGAAAAAAGAAAATCGCCACCGCAATCTACGAATACCAAGCAGACTGCGACGGCGAATGGGGCCAGATTTCATTTGATTTTGAGAACGGCACATCAGAAATAGTCCGACTTGCCGATTGGGATACAATGAAAACAAACCGCTTTGCGAACAAGGCAATAGCCTACCTTCTAAACTGCGAAAACGAGAAGTTGCCAAAGGAAACGATAGTAGCGTTTGAACTATAAAAGGAAATTGACGAGGAACGAGAATGAAAACAATCGCAATCATAGATGATGATATTCATATTGGAGATATGCTGAGAGAAGTGCTGGTGCAAGAGGGCTATTCTGTTCTTCGTGCATACTCCGGCACAGAAGCGTTATATCTTCTTTCACAAAACAAGCCCGATTTGGTGCTGCTGGATCTGATGTTGCCGGGATTGTCTGGCGAGGAAGTTCTGCCCCACATTGAGAACATTCCTGTTATCGTTCTCAGCGCAAAAGTAGATGTGCAAGACAAGGTAAATCTTCTGCTGGGCGGTGCGGCAGATTACATGACCAAGCCTTTTGATACAAAGGAGCTTCTTGCCCGTATCACTGTTCAGCTCCGCAAGGCAGAACAACATGGCGAAACCAAATCTCTTTCCGTTGGCGATTTGGTTTTGGATATGGTTTCCCTTTCTCTGACAGTACAGGAGCAGCCTGTGAAGCTGACCCGAACGGAGTATGCCATCTTAAAACTGCTGATGGAAAATCCCAAACAGGTAATTTCAAAGAGTGTCCTGCTTGACAGAATCAGTCTGGACACACCCGACTGCACCGAGCGTTCTTTGAAGCAGCACATCAGCAATCTTCGTAAAAAGATGCAGGATGTCAGCGGTGTAGACTATATCGAAACAGTCTGGGGAATTGGTTTCAAATTGGCAGAACAAAAAATCTTGACCAAATCTTGACGTTTTTCTTGACCACTTTCTTGACTTTTGTTTTGTAAACTTAGGTCAGCAAAGGAGGTAATACAATATGAACTATATTTTGCAAACAAACAGCCTGACAAAAAAGTATAAAAACTTTCAGGCATTGAATGGTCTTACTATGAATGTTCCCAAAGGTTCCATCTATGGCTTTGTGGGAAAGAACGGCGCTGGTAAGACAACCCTGATCCGCTTGATCTGCGGATTGCAGGAACCGACTTCCGGTAGCTTTTCTCTGTACGGCATCCGCAATGACAGCAAGGATATTATCAAATCCCGCCGTCGCATGGGTGCTGTGGTGGAAACACCGTCCATCTACATGGATATGACTGCGGAGGAAAATCTGAAGCACCAGTATCTCATTCTTGGTCTGCCATCATTTGATTGTATTCAGGAATTGTTGAAGCTGGTAGGTCTCGACAACACGGGAGAGAAAAAAGCGAAGAACTTCTCCCTCGGTATGAAGCAGCGTCTGGGCATCGCTATCGCATTAGCCGGTGATCCCGACTTTCTTGTTCTTGATGAGCCTGTAAATGGTCTCGACCCTCAGGGTATTGTGGAAATGCGAGAACTGATTTTGAAGTTGAACCGAGAAAAACAGATTACAGTTCTTATTTCCAGTCACATTCTGGATGAACTTTCCCGTCTGGCTACTCATTACGGTATCATTGATAATGGTCGCATGGTGAAGGAACTGAGTGCAGAAGAACTGGACACAGTTTGCCGCAAGTGTGTCCGCATGGAAGTGACCGATACTTCTACTCTGGCTCGTGTGCTGGATTCCATGAATCTGGAATATAAAATTATCTCCGCAACAACAGCCGATGTGTTCGCAAAGATCAATGTGACACAGCTGACCGTTGTACTGGCAAAGGAAAACTGCGAAGTGCTGTCTATGCAGGAAAAAGATGAAAGTTTGGAGAGTTATTACATCTCTCTGGTTGGAGGTGATAATAATGCGTAAACTTTTTCGAGCAGCCTTTTACCGTACAGAGAATAAAAAAATGATTCGAATAGAATTAGTGATTGCTGTATTGCTTTCCGCATTCATCATCCTCAACGGTTACTTCCAGACGAATTTGACTAATGCATACATCTATAAGCTGGTCGCCCGTTTTTTTGGATATTCACCCCTGATGGGACCATTTATCGCCGTATTTGCCGCATATTTGTGGGGAACAGACTATGAATATGGAACTCTGCGCAATAAACTAATCTGCGGACACACTCGTGAAGAAGTTTATTTTTCCAATCTTCTCCTGACCATATGTGCTGGACTGAGTACTGCACTAATCTGGTTGATAGTTAATGGGATGCTGGGTATTCCGCTACTGGGTACGGCAAGCCTGAACCTCTCTTTGGGAGAGATGGCATTTTATATTTTTTCAAGCCTTTTGATGGTCGTTGCACTCTCCAGCGTATGTTGTCTGTTGGCAAGTCTGGCGGAGAACAAAAACTCAGCGACACTTCTTTGTCTGGGAGCTGTAGCTGCAATGGTCATAATCGGGATGCTCCTTTATGATCGTTTTGCAGAACCAGAGTTATTGGATGGATGGATGTGGAGTGATACAGACCCAACTGTGCGATGGCATCCCCAAAATATCAAATTCATCGGTGGAACATTTCGTATCCTGCTGGAATTTCTTATCTGTCTGACACCTGGAGGACAAGGTGTAATTCTTTGCGAAGAAGGGGTGGAACACCTGATTTTTCTTCCATTGTGCTCTGCGTTTGTAATTTTTTCAACATCTCTTATAGGAAGTCGTTCCTTTAAGAAAAAGAACCTAAAGTAAGGAGGTAGAAAGATGTTCCCTTGGATTTTGTGTTGTATTTTGCTAATTGTTGTATTTTTTCTAATCACAAAGATTATTTTTATAGAAAAAAGTATTGATGAAATTCATACAGAATTCCAGGAACGTCTTTCCTCCGACACAAACACTCTGATTGATATTTCTTCCAGCGACCCTCATCTGAGAAAACTGGCTTCGGAGATTAATATCCAGCTTCGATTGCTCCGCAAGGAACGCCATCGTTACCAACAGGGCGATCTGGAACTGAAAGAAGCTATCACCAATATTTCCCATGACCTGAGAACTCCGCTTACGGCGATAAACGGTTATCTTGACCTATTGGAACGAGAGGAAAAAAGCGAAACGGTACACTGCTATCTTTCTCAAATCCAAAACAGAACAGATGTTTTAAAAAATCTAACCGAAGAACTATTCAGATATAGTGTGGTTACTTCTTTTCAGGAACTGAAACCAGAACGTATGGATGTTGTCCGGGCATTGGAGGAAAGTCTGCTGTCTTTCTATGCGGTCATGCAGGAAAAAGGCATCCAACCGGAAATCGAATTGCCGGAGGAACCGGTTTTCCGTGAACTGGATGCAGGTGCGGTCAACCGTATCTTTTCCAACATTATCAGCAATGCGCTGAAATACTCTGACGGCGATCTGTCCGTAGTCATGGATAAGAACGGCTGTGTTACATTCAGCAACACGGCGCACAATCTGAATTATGTGACGGTCGGCAGATTGTTTGACCGTTTCTATACAGTAGAAGCCAGTCGCAATTCAACCGGTTTGGGATTGTCCATCGCCAAGCTGCTGATTGAGCGTATGGGCGGAAGTATTGGAGCAATCTACAACAATGACAAACTGCAAATCAAGATAATCTTTGCAAAATGAAATAAAAAAGAGTTTATATGAACGGAGGTGTTTTGATTATGAAGAAATACTTGAAGGAGATACTAATACTCTTAATTCAATTATTTATGTTTTATGTATTTCCATTATTTGCAGGACCAACAGACGTTATGGGAATGATAGTTTTGCTTATTTTAGCAACATTATTGCTTTCAATTCTAATTGGCAGCATTTCAAATCTGAAAGTAAAGTACTTGTATCCAATAATCATAGCAATTACATTTGTGCCATCTGTGTTTATATACTATAACGAGACAGCATTGATACATTCGCTTTGGTATTTGGCAGTATCATCCTTTGGTTTGATAATCGGCATGGTCATTCATAAATTGATTCTTAAAAAGTAGAAAGAGCAAAACTTTCAAAGGCTACCCAGTCAAAAAGATTGGATAGCCTTTATTTATGTTTTCTAAAATTAAAGTTGAATATCTGCCTTAGCCAATAACTATGGGCTTAGAGGTTTAGTGAGCCAGGCAAATCGCTCCAATCGCCGTATCCACAGATTTATACTCTGTAACAGTTTTTCAAATAGGTTTTGGAATCTCCGTTCAATATCAAATCAGCATATCCAATCGGGTCATTGTAAATCAGATAATCCAGTTCCGACCTCTGATACATATTGTCGGCAACCTCGTTCTCAACCGCAATCGTATCAATCGCAATCATACTACCATCAAAGAATTTCAGTTCCACACAAGCGGTATCCATGTTAAACTTACAAGAAATCAATCTATCCATAAGAAACCTCCATTTTACGGGATGTTATATCATCCCAAAATATTTGAATGCTTCTCGGATTGCTTTCTCTTTTTCCGGTGGACACAGAGGCTGTCTGGAATCTTCGGACTTCGGCAGATTGTAGTTCTTACCAACCTCAATCCCACATTTCCGCTTAATCTGTGAGATATACAGGTTTGATACCTTTAATCCGCTATGTTCCAGTACATAGTCCTTGATCTGCGTGTAGGTTGCCCCATCTTGAAATTCGGACATATCCATATCTTCTAAAGAGAACTCAACCCGAATCTTTTTCGAGTCGACCTCACCCTTGGAAAGCAAAACAACCGTCTCAACGGTACTTTCGTTGTCCCAACAAAGTTCCTGTGTTTCCCTGTCTCCGAAATACACCGGGAAGCGGAACTTTATGTGCTTCAGGAATCTGCCATCTGGCTGCTCCTGCTCATAAATGTCCACCTGTTCTACAAAGCTGTTAAGAAATTCTTTCTTCTCCAGATCGGTGAACTTATCATATAGTTTATCAAAATATAAAAGAAATTGATAGACGTTTTCTTCTGATATTTTCTGTTGCCGGATATTCAACAGGCGGTTCTTTACTTCTTCTATACTATTCTCCACGCCTTCAATTTCATCATACAAACGGTATAACCTTGTCTCCATATCCTGATATTTCTTCTCATAAAATTTATCCATAATATCCAGACTGTCCATCTGCTGTCCAAGTCTTGCTTTTGCCCCGGTCAGCTGTCTGTGCTGTTTTTCCAGTCCTTCAATCTCTTTTTCTATTTCTTCTGTATCTATTCTTGAGCCGATTTTATTCAGGATTGCTTCTTCAAATTTAGGATTCTTCACCAGCTTCCGAATGACTTCTTCTACTGCATTGTTAATCTTCTCTTCGCTCCATTGTTTACGATATCCACATTTATGACCATCTACCAGGCGACGATGTTTGCAAGCATAATAGAAATAATCCTTATATAAGGTTCCGTCTTTCTTTTTCTTTCGGTTCACGTTTCCATACATACCGCTTCCACATAATGGGCATCTCAATATTCCAGATAAAATATGCTCATGATCGAGACTATGTGTCTTTTCATATTTCACACCTGTTTTTTCTCGTTTTTGATGAGCCAGCTCCCAGTCTGTTTCTGAAATGATTCCTTCATGAATACCATCATGCAGCATATAATTTTCCTGCTTTACAATACGGTATTCATTTCTTGTACCAGATACTTTCTCGTTCTTCCTTCGTCCATAAGCTAGCTTTCCACAGTATACCGGATTATCCAGAACGCCTTTTATAAACGAAGAGGCAAATGCATCCAGTGTATTATTCTGTCGCTTTTTCTTTTTATATCCATGCTGGTTCAGCCATGCAGCAATCGCAGAGATTCCCATATTGGTATGAATAAATTTATCATAAATCAGACGAATAATCTCTGCTTCGTCCTCTGCGATCTGCAATTCTCCATTTACTAGCTCATAGCCATAAGGAGCAAACCCGCCGTTCCATTTTCCTTCCCTGGCTTTCTGCTTACGTCCTTCCATTGTCTGAACAAGAATATTCTCTCGTTCAATCTCTGCCACCGCAGACAGAACGGAAATCATCAGCTTTCCACTATCTTTTGAGCTGTCAATTCCATCTTCTACACAGATCAGATTCACTCCAAAATCCTGCATCCTCTGCAAAGAGTTTAAAACATCTGCCGCATTACGACCAAATCTGGAAAGCTTGAACACCAGTACAAACTGTACCTCATCTGTTCCATTCTCAATATTATCTAACATTCTCTGAAATTCCGGTCTGCCCTCTACGCTCTTTCCAGACTTACCTTCATCGGAATACTCATTTACGATTTCCATGTTCTGAAATTCCGCATATCTCTTGAGTTTTTCTTTTTGAGCATCCAGACTGTAGCCATCTACCTGCATGGTTGTGGATACTCTGGTATATATATCGCATTTAATCTTTTTATTCTTCATAATTTTCCTCGCAGTATAACTCTGTTTTATTGTCCCAACTTTATTTTAGTACTTGTTCCAACTATTTTCAATACTTCTTTTCATTTTTTATTGACATATTTTCGTTCCAAACATATAATAATGATAGAGACAGGATTTCTGTCATCGAAAATATTGTTCGCCCACCGTTGGCGGCTTATAAGTGATCGGCTCGAAAATATTGTTCGCTCACCGGAAGCGTCTAATAAATGTCCGGCTCGAAAATTTCGGCCCTGCCGCATGGCAGGGCTTATTTTATAGGTGATAAACATGATATATCAAGAAGGATACGTTTACCATATTAAAGATGAATACTTTGAAAAAGTACGGGATTCCAACTTAATGCAGAACAAAGAAGGGGGTACATACCGTCCTACTTTTTACTGTCTGCGTGACAATAAAACTTCTCTGTTATGGATGGTTCCACTCAGTTCTCGTGTAGAAAAGTTTAAAGCAATACACGATAAACAGGTGGCTAAATACGGAAAGTGCCTAACGATTGTTTTAGGTGAATTTGATGGAAAAGAAGCTGCTTTTCTTCTCCAGAATATGTTTCCAATCAGAGAGTACTATCTTGACCATATACATACTCGAAATAATAATCCGGTTCCTGTTAAGCATTCCATTCACAGGGAAGTAACAACACGTATGAAAAAAATTCGTCAACTTCATTCCAGAGGCAAAAAAGTGGTATTTCCAGATATTGACCGACTAGAGCAGATTATGCTTGCAGAAGTAAAAGATAACGCAACCGAATAATTTCACAAAAAAGCGACAGTCTGATTTACATTTTGTATTTCAGGAAACTGCCGCTTCTTTTTCTTCCTTATTCTGTTTTTCTTCCTCCAACTCCCGGAGGACTTCTTCGCCGTACTTATCAATCATCCGTACCAGAAAATCAATGCACCGCTCAAATTCAATATTCTGTTGCATAAGCTCCCCCCGTTATTGTTTGATCTGAGCTTATTTTACAGAACCTGCCTGAAAACCACATTGAATAGAAATTGATTGTAAATTGACACAATCAATTTAAAAATATCCGCATTTCCTTGAATCGAATATATGTTCGTGTTATGATGGATATACTTAATCTTTAACTACGAAAGGGGAATTTCTATTGAATCGATGCGATTTTTCTTCTATTAG